ATTATCTACGTCCATTATTATTACTAGGTTTGTGATTGGCATACCAGTTCGTTCTTCCCACATGATTGCATATGCTGCAGCCTGCATGAAGTAACTTGATATCCATTCTTTCTTTTTAATCTTTTTACTTGTTTTAAAATCTATAATGCTTGGCACACCATCAAATTCACCAACACAGTCAACACGACCAGCTACACCAAGATGTCTACTATATAGTGGAGATTCTTGTGCGAATATCCTACCAATACGATTTAAACTTGGTTTAAGGTTATTGAGACTTGCTGTAATGTGTGGCAAGACATCTGGTAGTTCTTCGTTATCTAAATACTTTTCAACGATGTCATGTACAGCTGTACCGCGAGTAGATGCTCGATGAGAAACTTTATTTGCTTCTTCCTCACCCACGCGGGCGCGCCATGCAGCAATACTAGCTCGACTTAATACACCAAGTACTGTTGTAATACTAGGAAACTTATGACCATCTGGCGACAGGTATCGTCTACCGTTTTCACCATTCTCTACTTCAAGATCTTCATAACCAATCTCTATTTTTTCATGTATAAACATTATATCTTTTCTGGTTTATTAACTACAAGAACAGTTCTTCGTCCCTGTGTAACTTCTGCTAATCCGTGAAAGGTTTCACTATGCCATGACATACTATCACCTATATTTTCAAGACGTAAAACAACTAATTTATCTCGTATTCCTTCAATCGAATCACCTGCAATTACTGTTTCGCCGCCTACTAAATCATCGGTTTTTTCTACTAATACAATAGTAGTCCACCATTTTTTATTATCTTCTTCTATCCACGGTAAAAACTTCTCTTGATGTAATCCGCTCCACTGACCAGCTTCATATCTTTTAAACCAGAAATGAGCAATAGGCACATCATAAGGATATGTTTTCTCTTCTATATATTCATATAATTCTTGATACTTTTCAGGCCATCTATAATCATTATCCCAGTTCGGCCAGGCCTGATGAGTAGGATTATCTTGAGGATACGGTCTAAATACTATATCATTAACAAATTCTGCAAGGTTAAACCTTGATGGTATTATCACGCCCGCTGCCTTTTTTGATTTCTTTCAAGTGGTCTTTCCAACCATCATCTGTCTTACTCAATAAACTACCGACGCCTGATACTATTTTAGGTGCAGTAACTTTTTGAATAAGATTTGGATCTTCTTTTAAAAGATCTTGTAATTCAGTCCAAGAGCAAAACACGTCTCGCTCTTTTTTAGTCTTAATATTTCGTAGTGTATAGCTAGGCATTACCCATTTCTCCGACTGTTTCTAAGAATGTTATCATTGCTATCTTCTCAAATTCCCATGCATCTTGTTCATGAGGTCTTGCATCATACTCATATGTTTTAGTGTCTTCGCCTTTATATATATTCTCTTTTAGATCACCATTGGCAATTTGTTCTACATGTTTTATTTCATGGAAAAGTGTTAATAGCATATTGTTTATACTTTGGTGTCTATTGATTTCAATTAAAATATGATTAGTTTCAAATAAATCTATAGTACCACCACCTTCGCCTTTTTCATTAATAAACGTTATTTCAACCCATGTATCTTCAGGCAACGTAACCATATTGAATCCATGATCACATGCTCTTGTCCATAGACTTTCTGATACTACTTCTGGTCTATCATGCACTACGTATAGCATTGAACCACTCCGGTACTGGGCGATCGGTCCATACCATTTTGAACCTCGCTTGCTTTGTTTGATAGAACGAACGATAAGACATAACAGGATCTTCTTGTATACATTCTGGAAATGCTTGCATTGCAACTGCAAAAGGTGTCTGAGCAGCAAGTGGAATATTCCAAGGTAAGTTTGCAAGAAGCCCACGTAGTAGTCTATCAGTAGAATGTATTTTACCATAGCGATACGTATACTCGTCGCATAGTGCAACAAAGTGCTGGTAATGCCATTGATAGTTTAGCGCTGACTTCATAGTCCATATAGTACATGGATGACCACGATGCACTGCTGCATATAATGTATCTTCCATCTCAGGATTTTTAAGACACCAATACTTTTGACGTGTTTTACCAGACTTAGATGGTCTGATCTCTTCTACGCCGTCAAGCATACGATGTGCTGTAGATAGCATTTGAGCTGATTCTACAATCATTTTAACCACATGTTTATCGCACTGCAATTGGGCAGATACAACTGGGTCGTTGTCTAATACAAATATATTCATTACTTTACTCCTTAATCCTATTATAGCATGGCTTAAATAGAATGTACACCTTTATTTTCACCAGTTCCACATTTCTTCTTTTACCTCTTCTATGTGTTCATCTAGTATGTTTTTATCTTCTTTTGCTTCCATTGACTTTCTTTGCTTTCCATCCTTCATACATTTCCTCTCATACCTTTTGTAAAATCTTGATTTATACTTCATACGTTCTACTTGCGATATTGGTCTCTTCATACGTTGTCCTTAAGTAAAAAAGGCTGCATTCACTAAAGTGATACAGCCCGTTAGAATTAAATTGAGTTGATGAACATTTTATTTTATTAAGCTAGGGAATGCCTCCTTGACTACTTTTTCTGTAATACCATTGCCTGGTTTTTTTCTGTTTACCATATTAATTACAACCTTTGCATCTTCGGGGTGAATCGATTCTAGTAGACCAATGTAAATCTTTTCGCGTTTAAAAGATGGCATATCTTCGCGGATACCGCCTTTTACGATATATTTAAAGTCTACATTTTTTCTAAGTAAATTTGTTGGAACACTCTCTGGCCTATTAGGCGTATATGGAGGTTCGCCATCTGGAATGAGAAATTCTACTTTTAAATCATATGTGGCTCTGAGTACATCTCTGAGAGCCCATGAATCATGATCTTTTAGTATTTTTATTTTCTCTGCTTTGCTTCTGGCTTTACCAGCCGCTTCTAGTATTTCATATATTAAGGGATTAGGGGGTAGTTTCATTAAATAAATTCCTGTACATTTTCAAGTAATAGTCTGCATTGTTTGGCAACCAAGTATGGAAAAACTTTACCTTTATTACCATATGGATCTTGGCTTTCGAACGTATTTATAATACCAGTTTTTACTGTGTCTGGACATTCTCGTAGATCTATCATCTTTTTGTTACGTAAGTAGTTACGATATATTTCGTCTCCTTGAGACTTTGGATCTTCGACTAGTTGTTCACGTAACTTCTTACGAAGTGGTGTTTGTCGCAGACCATCTGTGAATGTATTATCTGGCGATAGTACATTTGGCACACCATCTGATGTGTCACCTTGTAGAATGTGTTCCTGTAACGTAGTACGTGGATTCTTTTCTACAATGAATTTCTTACCCATAGGCGAGTACTGTTTGATATTTGGATAGCGTTGTAGCTGTGCAAAGTCTTTATCAGAAGATACAATCATAACTTCTTCATACTTACCGAACTCTTGTGTTTCTTCTACAAGCTGTGCAATGCAGTCATCTGCTTCACAACCTTCGATATGCATAACTTTATATGGAAAGTTTTCACGTATTTCTTCACGTACCATAGAAGTAATACGAAATACTTCATCCCAATCAACAGATGATTTATCTCTTGTTTTCTTACGTGCTGCTTTATATTGTGGAAATACTTTCTTGCGCCAGTTGCCACCTGCATCTGAACATAATACAACTTCACCATAGTCTTTATTGAACCTAGCTCTGTACATACGAATTGAATTTAGTATCATATGACGAATTATATTCTCGTCAATTGCAAGCTTTTGTACCATGATATTTGCTATTGCAATACCATTATAATCTATAATAATCATTTATCACTCCTTTAATGTTATTATAACACAAATAGAAATGAATGTAAACCCTTTTATTCAGGTAAAGTGACTATTTTTCCGGCAATAAGTTTAGCTCTGTTTGCTGCATGTTGCTCTGTCAGAGCATCCTTAGATCCACCGTGGTACGCCACAGCATGACCTTCTTCAATCATAACATCAGTAACCATTTTACCGTCAGCTAATTTAAAATCACCTAGTACTCGACCGAACTTACCACGTTCGTCTTCACCAGATCGATCTTTAGTTGTACACAATATACAATCCTCTTCAATCAATTCTTTTAATCTGGCCGATGCAGCCTTACCAAATACTTTTTCTATCTTATCAGATGTACGTGATTCAGGTGTATCAATACCCATAATTCGTACACGTTCTTTCTTTAACCAGACACCAAAGCCTAGATCGATATCCACATCAACTGTGTCACCATCTACAACTCTGTCTAGTTCGCATTTATATTCATACATTTTAGAC